GCGGGCTTTATTTTCAACAGGAGTTCGCAAGGGAAACGTGGGATTACAATCCCTCATAGTGTTGGCGTAATAGATGCTGACTATCGTGGAAATTTAAAAGTTTTGCTAAAAAATATTTCGGAAGATCCGTATGTAATCGAGGCTGGCGACCGAATTGCACAGCTTGTGGTACAACGTGTAGAGCTTCCCACATTCTATGATGCATGGAATGACACACAACGCGGTACTGGCGGTTTCGGCAGTACCGGACAATAAACTAGAAAGAGAATTAATGACAGCAGTAAGCACACGAGCACAAGTAATCACACGGAGAACATATAATAGGCCAACTTCAGACGACGGAAAACAATTTGAAACCTGGGAAGAAACAGTAGCCCGCGTTATTGACCACCAACAGTGGTTATGGGAACGAGCAGTAGCCCGCGATCTTAACGATGTAGAGTACGCAGAGCTTTACGATCTTGAGCAATTGATGCTAGATCGCAAGGTTGCAATGAGTGGTCGTACACTTTGGCTTGGTGGAACCAACGTTGCCAAAACACGTGAAGCATCGCAATTTAATTGCAGCTTTACGCACGTTGAAACAATCTATGACGTTGTTGACGTCTTATGGTTGCTGCTACAGGGTTGCGGCGTAGGTTTCAAGCCAATTGTTGGTACACTAAATGGCTTTAGTAAGCCAATTAAAAATATTCGAGTAGTACGCTCAACACGTACCGAAAAAGGTGGTAATGAACACAATACCGAGACATTTGACCCAGTTACTAAAACTTGGACTATTCAAGTCGGTGACAGTGCAGAAGCATGGGCAAAATCCATTGGTAAACTACTGGCAGGTAAGTATCCAGCGGATACTCTTGTTCTTGATTTTAGTCAGCTTCGCCCAGCTGGTGAAAGGTTGAAAGGTTATGGATGGATTTCTTCAGGCGATGCTGCAATTAGTGCTGCTTATACTTCTATCGCCAATATACTTAACGGCCGTGCTGATAGTCTACTTACTAGGATGGATATTCTGGACATTGTTAACCATCTTGGCACTATTCTATCCAGCCGTCGCAGTGCTGAAATCGCACTTTTCGATTACGGTCAGCCGGAATGGGAAGAATTTGCGGTAGCCAAAAAAGACTGGTGGTTGCACAACAATGCACACCGCACACAGTCAAACAATAGTTTAGTGTTTAAAGAGAAACCACTTAAGTCAGACCTAGAGCGTATTTTCGCAATGATGGTTGAAGCGGGTGGTAGTGAACCAGGATTTATCAATGAAGTTGAAGCACTCCGACGCGCTCCGTGGTTTAAGGGAGCCAATCCATGCGTTGAAATCTTACTCGGTAACAAAAGTTTCTGTAACCTTACCGAAACTGACATTGCCAAGTTCAAAGGCGACACTGCCGGTTTGCACAACGCAATTCGCTTGGCAGCTCGTGCCAACTACCGACAAACTTGCGTTAACTTACAGGACGGTATTCTTCAAGAGTCTTGGCACCTTAACAACTATTTCATGCGACTTTGTGGAGTGGGACTAACTGGTATCGCTATGCGTCCAGATATGGGTTCTTATGACTATGAGTACTTGAAGCGTACTGCAACTGGTGCTGCTATTGGTATGGCTCAGGAATTGGGTTTACCAGCTCCTAAAAATATTACCTGTGTTAAGCCAAGTGGAACACTTAGCAAAATCATGGATACCACAGAAGGCGTACACAAACCACTAGGAAAGTACATTTTCAATAATGTTCAATTTAGCAAACATGACCCGGTGGTTGAAAAGCTACGTCAAGCTAACTATCGCGTTATTAATCATCCTGTTGATGATTCAGGCGTTCTTGTTACATTTCCGGTAGCCTGGGAAGGTGTTCCGTTTGATGTGGTTGAGGGTAAAGAAGTTAACTTAGAGTCTGCTATTGTGCAACTTGAACGTTATCGCCTTATCCAGACTAGCTGGAATCAGCAAAACACTTCAGTAACAATCAGCTATGACCCTAGCGAAGTTCCTGGTATTATTGACTGGTTGCTAGATAATTGGGATTGCTATGTTGGTGTGAGTTTTATCTACCGCACAGACCCAACTAAAACAGCTAAAGACCTTGGCTACCTGTACCTACCACAAGAAGTTGTAACCGAACACGATTACAAAGAATATGTTTCCACTCTTGGCGTTGTTGATTTAAACAATACCAATAGTTTCGATGAAATCACCGATGCCGAATGTGCAACCGGTGCTTGCCCAATTAAATAATATGACACAACCTAATCAAAACCCAACTTTCACTTTTGAACTTAATCTTGAAGAAGCTAATATTATTTTAGCTGCGTTACAAGAGATTCCAGCTAAAATCTGCAACCCTATCAGCGAGAAAATCAAAGCTCAAGCGCAGGAACAGATCAACGCTATGCAACCTGCAGAAGCTCCAGCTGCTGCAAACGAAGCTGCTGCTGAGTAATTTTTAGCCAAAGAAAAAAGCCCCCGCATCGAAAGATTCGGGGGCTTTTTTGTCGTCAAAATTTCGTAACACTCAGCTATGCACTTGCCCAAAAATATCCTGCATAATTTTTTATTACCGTGCATTTTTGCTCCTGGAACCCTAAAAGTTGGGTTGCGCTGTTTCACAAACTGTTGTATAATTATATCAGTTCTTAAATTTTAAGAACTGCGCAGTGATACGCAGTATCATATCAATCCACTACATAGGAATTTACACGATATGGATGATACAACGACTGGCGTACCTGTTTCCCCAGCAGCAACTGAGGAAGTTATGGAAGCGCTTAAACAACAAGCTAGCTTTGCTGACGAATACTACAAGCAGCTAGCATCCCAAGTTAAAGAAACTTTAAAGGAAACTAAAATGGCAGATATTATGACTCCAACAATCCCAATGATGATGGGTGGCGGCGGCGGTGATGGTTTATTCGGTGGCGGAGCAGGTGGCGGCGGTTTAATCGGCGGTCTTATCCTAGGAAGCCTCCTACGCAACGGCGGAAATTTATTAGGTGGTGAAAACGGAGCAGCAGCAGGTGCAGTTCTACGTAGCCCACCAGAACAAGTTACAGCAAATATGAGCTTAATGGCAGCAATTGGTGCTGTTGATAAGTCAATTGCTGTTTCAACAGCAACAATGGAAGCTTCACAAGCTACTCAATCATTGGGTATTATTAGCGCAATTAATGGTGCTAATGCTCCAGTTGCTGGTAAACTTGATAATCTTAAAGATGTAGTTAACGCTAATGCAGTTGCCTTAATGCAAGGTCAAGCAGCGATTAACCAGAATATCATGGAAAACCGTTATGAACTAAGCAAAGATATTAGTGCTGATGGTGAAAAGACTCGTGCTTTAATCACTAGCCAATACGAAATCAATCTACAACGTCAACTAGCTGATGCAAATGCAGCAATTATTGAACTACGTAGCCGTGAGTATTCAGGTGCTGCTGCTCGCGGTGTTGAGGTTACAACAACCAACAACATCAACCAGATGCAACAACAACAGCAACAACAAGCTCAGTATGGTCAACTGGCCAATCTGATCTGGAGTTTAGGTCAAAGCATCCGTAACGACAATTCAGCAATCAACGTTGGAAGCGGTACACAAACTTCTACTCCAACTAACACAAATACTAACATTCGTTAATATTTAGTTTTAAAGCCTCCAAGACCACAAGTCGTGGAGGCTTTTTTCATAAAGGAGTTGTTATGCAACAACAACAATTTATGCCCTTTGGTTGGCCTACACTTGGGTATTTACCACTACCGCCTATTATAGATGACAAAGACTTATTTATTAATAGTATTGTTAATGGCGGAACTCCAGGTCCAGCTGGACCTCCAGGCCCTCCCGGCCCTCCTGGTACTCCTGGATTAGTACCGGTTACTATAATTACTACAACGCCTTATGCAGCTGCATTAACTGACTACTATCTAGCTGTAGATGTAGCTGGGCCTGCTAGTATAGTACTACCAGTTGCCCCTGTTGGCACAGTCTTTGTTGTAAAGGACATAGATGGTGATGCTAATACCAATCCCATAACAATCACGGCTAGTACTACCATTGACGGTGCTGCTAGTGCAACAATCAACTCACCCTATGGTAGCCTAACTTTTATATTTAACGGCACCGAGTGGAATATTATCTAAGGAACAATTATGTCATACACAAACAACCCAACATCAATCCTAGCCGGTACAGGCATTACAGTAACGCCAACAGCTGGCACAGGTGCTAATACTATTACAATCAGCGCAACGGGTACTCCTGTTCAAGCTGTACAAATAGCTGTAGCTACACCTGTTACGGTAACAAACGCTGATGACGTAGTAAGTGTTGAAGTACCTGGCCCAGTTGCTGTGGCAGTAGATTTACCTGCTGGCACAACTGGACAATTATTTTACGTTAAAGATGGATTAGGTTTAGCAGCACCAGCAACACCTATTACTATTACACCAGCTGCTGGAACTATTGATGGATCAGCAACCGCTACTATTGACACACCATATGGAGCATTAACCCTAGTATACAGTGGTGTACAGTGGTTGATATTATAATATGAGCTATACCAGACAACCTAATTCAGTATTAGCAGGCCGAGCATTAGTTCAAAATCCTCCCGCTAATACAACATCACCTCCAGGAGTACTAGCCGTTAAACTTGATGCTAATATTGCTACTAATACTGAACTAGGAGTAGTGCAAGTAGGGGCTGGTTTAAGTGTTACACCTCTTGGAGTACTGTCTGTTAATAGTGGAATAGGGCTATTTCCAGTAAAAATAGCCAATGCTAATTATACTGCACTATCTACAGATTATTATATTGGTGCTAATACTAGCGGTATAACTATTACGCTGCCAGCCGGCATTACCGGCAAGATTTACACGGTAAAAAATCAAGTAAATGGAAATATAACTCTGGTAGGTACTGGCGGACAACAAATTGATAGCCAAAACCATAAGAACATAGGTTCTAATGATTGTGTTATTGTACTATTTAACGGTACTCGTTGGAGTATAATCTCAAAGGAATAATATGGATGATCTAAAACTGGCGTTAAAAAACGCTTTTGCAACAACTTATGCGTTCTTAGTGAAAGCGGAAAACTTTCACTGGAACGTAACAGGCGTGGACTTTTTACAGTACCACGAATTATTTGGAAAAATATACGACGAGGTAGATGATGAACTTGACGATTTTGCTGAGCATCTTCGTGCTTTACGTTGTTGGGTGCCTGTTAGTTTCTCACAACTTGCGGAGTACTCGTCGATTGCAGACACTGTGGAAGTGTTACCTAAAAATGAAATGCTGCGCACGCTATACGTTGACAACGGAAAAGTGCACGAAGACCTTCTAGCTGCCTATGCTCTTGCAGAAGAGTATGGTGAACAAGGTTTGTGTGCATTTTTAAGTGAACGAATTGATGCCCACCGTAAACATGGATGGATGTTATACTCCTCAATGGAGCTGTAAAGAAAAAAGCCCTTAACTAGTAATAGTTAAGGGCTTTTTGTTTAATTGTTATAAGCTAAGATAACTTGCTTACACATTTGTGATCTGACAATATCTTCATCACGGAAACTTACTATTTCCACACCCGGTATGTGCTGTAGTCGCTTTACAGCATCAAGCAATCCAGTATCTGGAATATCGGTTTGTTTAGGGTCTCCACTTAATATAACCTTGCAATTTTTACCAATACGGCTCAGCATCATCTTAAACTCAGTTTTTGTTAAGTTTTGTGCTTCGTCAACTAAGATAATGCAATTATCAAAGCTTGCTCCACGCATAAATCCAAGCGGCTTAGGTTCAATATTTTTTGCTTTGAGTGCATAGTCATAGAAACCTTTGCCTAGAGTGCGCGTAAACACTTGGTCGAATGGTTGAAGGTAAGGTGCGTATTTTTCATCAATCTCGCCAGGCAAGAAGCCTAGACCACGACCTGTTTCCACGTTTGGTCGTGTTAATATAATTTTTGAAATTCGGCGATGATAAAGTTCTCCTGCTGCGTAACTGGCTGCAACGTATGTTTTACCAGTACCTGCACTACCTATACCAAAAATAATTTCAGAAGACTTAATAGCTTCCAAATATTCGCCTTGAATATAGTTTAGTGGTTTAACATCCCTGAAACCAAACTCTACTTGATTTGGAGTACTGCTGTGAGATGCTGTTTGCGTTTGAACTTTGCGGGCTTTTTTGCCTGAGGAACTTGCCATGTATTTCCTTGTTAGTAGATAAAAGTTGAGGCGACCATATAATTATATCACCTCAACACTTGGGGGTCAATATAAAATTTTACTTAGCCTTTTTATCTGGCACTGCGGTGCCTTCAAGCTTTTTGTGAATTTTTACGTCTTTGCAAACTTCTTTAACTTTTTTCGTTTTGGCATCAGTTTGTTCCACACAAACTTTCTTTGTCTCCACGGCAAATGAGCTTGCGCCAAAGCTAAATAAGGCTAGTGCTAAAATTAATTGTTTCATTTAAATCTCCGGTTGAGGTGCTGGTACTGGTGCAGGTTTTCCGTTAATGTAAATAACTTCTGAAGAAGCTCCTGAAGTTCCATTAAAGCCCGCAGTTGTTTGCATAGCTGGTGCATATGTCGGCTCAATCTTTAGTGGATTGGCTTTTGCATAGCTAGTAGCAGTTTCTTGCGCTTGCTTCATTAACGCCATCTTTGCCTCAGTTTCTTCCTTATTACCGCCAGCTAACATAATACCACTTAGTGTACCTGTTAAAAATGTAGCAATAGGAATAATCAATTCAAAGAATTTTTGGTCAATAGGACTGATTGCATTCAGTGGCTGTGTAACAAATATAATTGAGTATAGCACTACAAATACAATACCAGTTAGTGTAAGTGCTAAACAGATTCCAATAAAGAACTTTAAACGAGCCATTAACTGCTCGTCTGTATAGATAAATGTATTATTTGCCACAGGCAACTCCTTTTGTTGGCGCTGAGGCCAAAGCTGTTTTAGGTTCATCTGTTAGAGTCCTTGGGTCTTTTTGGCCCTTGAATATATGTTCTGGACATGACCTAGTTACGTCACACGCAGGTTTTTGGCACATTGGCTTATCCCAGTTAGCTGGGTCTTGGCATGGGTAGCGAAATCTATCTCCGCCAAATACTGCTAGTGCTAGTGGTAAAGCAATTAAGAATGCTAGCCATTTGAATAGTTTTTTATCGTCATGCATATTATTTTGCCAGTGGGTTATCAATTGCTTTTTGAATCTTGTCATCAACAGATTTATTTAGCCTATCAATTTTTGAATCAGTATCGCGCTTTAGCTTATCCATATCATCACGGGTACGCTGAATTGCACTGTCAACATTTTTATACACACTTTTTAAATCTTGATCTGTTTCACGTTGAGCAAGTTTAACGCTACGCTCTATTTGCTCAGTTACAGTCTCGTTACGACGAATATCGGTTTTAAGGTCGTTTTTAATATCACGAGTATAGTCAGTTGTTTTTTGAGAATTTTCCTCAATTACAGCTAACCGTTTATCAAAATCTGATAGATCAGGGGCTGAATAATCTGCAATCTTTTTCTTCATACCTTGATAATCTTTGTAGACTTCAAAAGTACCGTAAAGTCCGCCCAATAATGACGAAACTAGTGTAGCAGCAACCATTAGTTTAGCTGGAGTAAATTCGTATCCACCTATACTAATAACAGTATCTTTACTAACGTACTTTTTAGCTGCGGCTTCTAGGGCATCTACTTTTTTATTTAAATCTTCTGCCATGTCGGCTCCTTATCTATACTGGCTTTGTATCATTAACACGTGTTTTTGATCAGAACCTAATCCTCGTAAAATTCGGGTATTATCTACGTTTTGTTGCCCAACATATATCTCTTTTGAAGTATAAAATTTGGCATCTGGAATAACTGCAGCTGTATATGCAGCGTAGCCTTGAGGTATAACTGCAAGACTCTTAATATCCGTGGACCCTGCTAGTTCGTTAGAGTCAGCTGCTCGTTTAACACCATTAGTTTGCTGTAACGCAGCTTGAGTGTCCAATACTGGTTGTTCGGAGTAACTATTAGCCAGTGAGTTATCTACCCTAGCTTGTACTGCTATAGGTTGTAGCTGTACCTCTTGTGTAAAGTAAGCAGCAGCTTTTTGTGCAGCACTAACAGCTAATGGGTTGGTTGCTGTGTTGTTACTACTAAACTCTGTTGTAGTTAAAGTTTGTTGCGATGCAAATAGTGAATTAGCTACTTGTTGCTGTGCAGCTTGTACTACCATGTTTTGCGTAGCTTTATCAGCATCTTGCACTCTTTTAATAGTATTAAGTATATTAGTTAAATTAGACTTTGGCTTTTCTTCTTTAACAACTGAATCTTTAACAACTTGAGGTATACCATCTGGTACCATTATAGTGCCGGATGTGCTAAGGTCTACTCCACCTATACTAATAGTGGTTTCACCTGTTTTGGTTGTGTCCGTTGGTGTAGCTGTTATAGGAGCTGTATAAGTTATAGCAGTAGGTGCAGCAAGCACTGGCTTATTAGCTTGAACAACTTGTGTATAACGTAAACTAAGATTTACATCTGAGACTTCTGGTCCATAGTATCCAGCCCAATAACCTACGTCATAGCTGCTAATACTAAGGTTTAACTTACCAAGTGTGGCTGCTTGATAAGGACTAGCATATGTACGAGAACCAGAAAACTTTGTCCACTGCATTATACTGTAACCATAATCGTATAGGTCGCTTTCAAGTAAACTACCACTGCTGCTATACAACCCAACCCTAAAAGTCAGTGGATCTACTCCGCCTGCCCAACCAGCTTGATTGTTGTTGATATTAGAGTTTTTTACGGTCCAGCTATAGTTATATCCAGTCACTTGCAGGTCAACACCAGAAAGTTCAAGTGCTTTATTAACTGCTATGGTTTGAGCTAGAGTGCTGCGACCATAACCAAAAGTTATGCCGGAACCATCTGCACCAACATTTGGACACCAACCACCACTGTACCCTGCCCAAGTTCTTGTAGGTTGCAGTACATAACAACCTTCCCAGGTAGTTTGATTTATTAAGTTTGGGGTACTTAAATCATCTTGAGCATTAGAAAGCTTTGAAAATAATAGCCCCAAGCAAAGCACCAATACCAAGCTTCTTATAAGTATCATCTTTTGCTTCCATTTCTAGTTTAGGCAATTTTTGTGGATTAGCATCCCATGCAGCCTTAGCTTCTGTGCCAATTTTACCTTCATATGGACAAGGTGTACCAGCAGCTACCATTGCGTCCCATACTCTGCGATCTTGACACATTGTGGCAACTGCAGCAACTTTCATACCCATGTCGTATAGGGTTTTACTTAGCTTTAAGCGTTCGCAGTTTAAGTCACGGACTGTACCACCACCTGATACACCAAAAATTTGTGTTTGTACGCTGCCACTTGTGCCTGTTGTACACAAGTCTGCATTTCCACCGCTCATCATAGCAGGTGCAATTGCAGTTGGTGGTGGTTGGATTACTTTTTGAGTAATAAAAGTATCATTGATATTACGGTTGGTAACATCGCCGCTGTTAATATTTTGATTAACATTTGTGTTAGTATTGCTGTTAATGGTACTAGCAGTTGTGTCGTTAATATTGCGATTTGTTACCTCGCCACTGTTAACGTTATTATTAGTATAAGTCATAGACCCACTAGTAATATTATTGTTGTTGTTGGTTAATGTACCACTGTTAACGTTGTTATTAGTATTTACGGAAGTACTAATGTTATTGTTGGTACTTGTACTGGTAACATTAGTGTTATTGTTATTAGTTATTGTGCCACTATTAACGTTATTGGTATTTACCGTACTAGTACTAGTAGATGTGCTACTAGTAGTAATATTACTATCTTGTGCACTTGCTAACACACAAGATCCGGCTAACAATGTCAAGATTAAAATCTTTTTCATATTAAACTCCTAGTACATGCAGTGCGTGTTCGTAATGTTTGATACGATCAGCTAAGCCAATAGTTCCACCATTAATGCGCTTGGTTAGAGTAAGTATATCACCAGCATCTGCCCAACGATTTAAGTTATTGGTTTCCCAAAACCAGCAAGCACTTTGCGCAGCACCTTCAAATGTTTCCAAGTACTTGGCAGCTTCTTCTACAGGGATTTCTAAACTGGCTGCAAACCAGCTATAGTTATCCTTACCAGTTAACTGAATAAGTCCACGACCACAATAACGATATCCATCGCCACTCTCAGGTGGGCCGTTGCCCATGCGATTAGCGTACACTAAGTTAGCAATATCGGCTTGCTTGCCTGCATAGCGTTGTGCCATTTCGTCAGTTGGAAAATACTTGGGAAATATTTTACGAAGTGTAACTGCACGGTAGTTTAAATTTTCACGTAAGGCAGTAAACCCGCCCGACTCATGTGCACATTGTGCAATAAAAGCAGCAATCCGTTGTGGTGTGTTAATTTCGTAATCTGGTAGTAACTGAGCTAATGCAGTGTGCCACTGCTTAACATAAGGATTTTTTGGAATTAGTTGTTGCAGCTCACTATAGCTTAGTTGATGAGTCATTTAAGTCCTTTATGTATAGTTTTTTGTTCAAGATACCAACGCTGCCAAGCACTGAGTTTAGCAGCACACTGATAGTACTCCGAATAGTTATCGGTAACAATTTTTGCCACTTCTGACAATTTAGGGTCAGTATGTAGTTTTTGTAAATCTACACAAGGCTCTTGAACAAGAACTCCAGGAGCGTCTGGAAATTTTTGAGTGACTGGAACAACTGTTGAGCAGGCACTTAGTAATAAAACTAATGAAATAACTAGTAGTTTCATTTTGGTACCTCTGCTGCACGGTTATGTACATCTACAAAAGTTTGTGGTATTACACAGGTATTGTCGTGTTTTACAACTTCACGATCAATATATTTAACAACATCTTCACCACGAATTCGTACAATTTGTATTTGAGTAGTAGTTTTTTCTTTTATCACATCATTAACTACTTTAGACTCGGCAGCCATAACGTTGATTTTAGATTGAAGCTCTGAGGCTGCTTGTTTCCAAGTATTCTCACAATATAACATTCCCAAAGTAAAAATTGTTGCGGCTATGATTGTATACGCAAAACTTTTAATTAGTAACTCATATGTTTTTACTTGAGGCAGATAGCTAATAAATAAACCGATTAATCCGCTTAATAATAAGAACCACCAAATCCAATCTGGAATAATTTTAAAAATTAAAAACATTTTTACTTTCCTTTATTAGTAGCTGTAAAAATAGCTACTTTGACTAATTATATTATTAGCCAAGATTTGGTTTAACTGGCCAAGTAACACCGGTTATTACTCCCATTTCATCAATCACTGGAGTAATATTAGATTCAGTAATGTTTCTTAGTTCCTGTCTATAGCCGTCCCACGCAGCACACCACTCCGATCCTCGGATAGCTCGTATGTCTGCACCCTGTGTCCAATCAGTTTGTTGCAAATACCAATTACGTATTTCTCGCACGCAGCGCATAGGCTCATCAGCTTCAAGCTCAACTACTTTAGCATCTAATTCAGTTTTGCTAGGCCTTACTGTATTTGTATCATACCAAATAATCTGTTCGTAATCATTGTCACGAACTGAGTATTGGGCTCCTGGATATAATGCAGAAATTGCTTCTGCGTATCCGATAAATCTTCTCATCCCTATCATGCTATGTTCCTATTTCATAAAGTCTAAGATAGTGTTGTGTACTACCACTGTTGTAACTACCTAACCAGGCTGTACCTTGATGTGCCAAGCAACTTGCTGTAAAAGTATACGTACCTACTGCAGCTGCTTGATGTATAAAAGTTTTTTCAAAGTACCCTATGTGTAAGCTAGCGGACCCTATATGTCCACCATACATAACTTGCGAACCATTACACAGTATTCTATGGTAAACCAAACACCACGATCCTTGTCCATAATCATTACGATGATTTACCATATATTCAACCATGATACGGTTATTAGCTTTACTGGTAGTAATTGAGGTAGTTAAAACGTCTACCCAGGCAGATGTAGTTGCAGTAGTACTGACTGTAGTAGTGTTATCTACAAATTGTATTACACTATTTGGTACATTAATCTTGCTGCCAGCAGCTTCAATGCTGCGATTTGGGAATATAATAGCCATTATACTGCAATCTCCGTAAGTCTAATATAAGCTACAGCATCATTATCGGTACCGGTGTTAAATCCAGAATTAGCGGCTGCATAACTCCAACCTCTGACTTTATATGTATGTGGACCAACAGATCCTGGAAAATGGCGCCCCACTCTGTGCACATGCCTAATAGTGCTAGTTAAGTCCCCTACATATCCTGTATAACTAATCTGTGCTCCTGACCCTACATGCACAATATCCATGTAATAAAGATTCCAGCTGCCGTCACCTACTTCAGCATACCTATTGTCGCTATGGTGTTCAATTAAAACACAGTTACTAGCATTGGTTAATGTAATACTACCACTAGTAAACCAATCTACTGCACTAGTACTTGAAGTATTCATTACTGAGGTAGTTACTGTGTGTACTGTTTGAATAATTCGACCTGGGGCGGAAATACGGCCACCTACTTGACTTAGTGATTGTCCGTTGGAAAAATTGATTGCCATTATGCTGCAAACTCCATTAATCTTATTATTGATACACCGTCACTGTTAGCACCGCTATTTAAATAAAATGTACCGTTAGTCGGGTAATTATATCCGGCCATAGTATAAGTCTGCGTTGCTGTAGTACCTGGACTATGTAAATACTGCTTTTGATACATTCCAATAACGTGTCTCCAAGTACCATTCCAACCACTACGCATTAACTCGTTATTGGCAGCATCAAACAAGGAAATAATACCAAGACTCCAAGTACCTTGAGTAGAATCTTGCCTAAAGGTAGTCTGCATGTATATTAAAATTTTGTTTGAAGCATTAGTCGGAGTAATACTGGCCGATCCGAGATTGTTTCTTGTGCTCCAGTTATTGAAACTTAGGGTAGAAGTGATTCGTTCTTCTACAACCTGAACCACGGATCCTGGATAGGTAAATCCAGGAGTAACTTCGGAAATAGTATTATTAGGGAATATTATAGCCATTTTGTGTACTTATTAAAATTTTTAATAAACTCTGTGTTGTCTATGGAATTTTCTGCGACTTTTTTCATGTTGTGTTCATGAACTAACCACACGTCATTAGCAATACTTCGTCTACCATAAAAGTCTAGGTCTTTTTTTGCATTTGTAGGAGTCAAGTGCCCTAAACCAGCCATAACCCAATTATACAAACCAGCACCCGCATATCCGTGATACCCTTCAAAGTCTGTCGAATGCAGCTGTCTTGTTTTTTGAAGCTCTAGTAAATTTTTAACAGCATCAGTAAGCGTTTCGCCAGTTTGCATCCAGCGCCAAAATTCACTATCAGTTCTTTCACCTGTGTAGTGAAGTACCAAAAAGTCCTTGAAATCATCGTACATTTTTGCAGTGCGACGATTATAAATATTGATACCACCAGTATTACAGGTTTCTTCTTGCGTTTCCCTTAGGTACTCAAAAATAAAACTTTGTAACTGCACAATAGTGCTATGTATACTTGTGGCTTCTAGCGGTTCTGCAAAAGCTGCACTAAGACCAGTCCATAAGACGTTCTTAACCCATGCCTTTTCTGTTCTGCCTGTATCGAATTTTAAAAATCTAATAGGTTCGACCGCGTGCCCTAGTACTGTTTCAATCTCTTGTTGTGCTTGCTCATTGGTTATAAATCTATCGTCAAATACATAACCACAGCCTTTTCGGCTTTGTACAGGTATTTGCCACATCCAGCCTGATTTTTGTGCCCAAGCAGTAGTAACTGGCTCAATCTTTTCATTTTCTTTGTGTGGTACAATAAAGGGCATAGCAGTATTAACTGGCAAATGCTCTCTATAGCTACGCCAATTGTTGCTCATAGGTTTTAAAAATATTCTTGCAAAACCTGAACAATCTATAAAGAAGTCTCCACATACTTCTAAGCCGTCTTTACAAGACACAGACTTGGCATAGCCTTTTTCATCTAAATTGATGTTGACTATTTCTGAGTCAATATGTTGTACAGCATCTCCGCATATTTTCTTGAAGTACTTTCCAACTAAGTGTGCGTCAAAGTGATAAGCATGCCCTCGGGTATTATCAAGACCTGTTTCAGTAGTATATTTGAAAGATGATGAGTTGTGATCTATTAAATATCCGTTAAAACTAGCTTTATGAAAAGGTATGTTTTGCTCCAAGGCATGAAGTAGCATATAATCACATGAACCTGAACTATGGGTTCCGTCTATAGGACCATAGTAAGTATGTCCTACATTACGCCAATCTTTGTGCTTTATCCCAAGTTTAACAGTTGCACCTGTTTCACGGATAAAATCTTCTTCGTTACAACCATAATCCCATGAGTTGCCTTGTATTATATCTGTCAAGTACCCGGTACTGCCTTCTCCAGCACCAACAATACCAATCTTACTTGATTCTATAACCACAACTTCATGGTCTGGCTGAACTTTGGTGATCATTAGTGCTGCCAACCATCCGGCTGTGCCGCCACCACATATTACAATTTTCATCTTTAATCCGTTTTTGCCTTAGGAGGTACAGTGCTAGGGTCTACTTCTATTAGTGCAAATTTAAAAGTTTTGTTAGTCTTGTTATTATACAGGAATAAATCTTCTTCGCCTTCAACAATGGTATAGTCTCCTATACCATTGCTTAACTGCAAGTCGTTTGTGTAAATATTTCTCCAACGCAACGCAGAAGTTCCTAGGTCATAAGTATTAGTTACAGTTGGTGAAAATGTTGCACCTATTTGGTCAACAACATTGTATGCACCCCACTGCGACCTAGCAGAACTCCAAATATACTTATTATTTCCTAGAGTAATTATCTGCCCGTTTGAAGGGCTACTTGGAAAATCAATCATTTATTTACTCCCGCTAGCCGCATTAATTCCTCAATTTGTTCCTGTTGTTGTTTAATAGCTTCAATCAAAACTGGAACTAATTTTTCATATGAGACTGTTTTATAAGACTGCCCATTGAGTTCAATGGATTCTGTTACAATTTCTGGCATAACGGACTCAACCTGATCAGCAAGTACTCCGTAATCACGTTTTCCAGCTTTTGCTTCAATATGCTGAATACCACGCTTCCAGTTAAAAGTTCCACCATCAAGCTTTTTAAGAATACCGATAGGATCCTGTATAACTTCAAAGTTTTCTTTTAGCCTTGGGTCTGAGTAAGCAGTAACGTTACCCGCTGCAACCATATTACCGGATGGGTCGGAGTACCAGGACCAAGCAGTTCGTGACCAACCACCAAGACCAACATAGCCGTCAGCTCTTATGCCAAATTTAATAGCGTAAGCATCATTCCATAAAGTCATGCCAGCTAGGTTAGCGTCCCCGGTACCTGTTGCACGACACACAAAGCTACCTTTTGTAGCACCACTGTCTTGCGACATAGACATGCTAAGTGTTGCACCTGTAAGTAGTCCTGTAAGTGTACCACCTGATAAATTACCGGCAGGTCCTTGTATACCTTGTATACCTTGAATACCTTGTGGGCCTTGCGGCCCAATTGGGCCTACGCCAGGGGAAGCATCAACCCACTGAGATGTGGTACCGTCATTATAGAAAACATAGGTTCTTCCTACTGTAGAATCCCACCATAGGCTTCCTGAAACAGGAGATGCAGGAGCATTATCACTAATCGTTATAATACTGCCACTAGAACCTGAAGAGGCTGCCGTAATGCGGCCTTTTGAGTCTACAGTAATATTTGCTGCTGTGTAGCTACCTGCTGTAACTCCGCTGTCTGCTAACGCGGCAGTTCCTGCAATATTAATGTTCCAAGTTGCGTAACCACCGCCACCACCACCACCACCAGCGGGGCCTGGCCAACCGATATCTGCCCAAGTTGTAGCATAGTCTGTGGCAGAAGACTTGACCAGTACCATGTTTGTGGAGCCACCAGCAGCTACTCCAGGGCCTGGTGCTCCAGGTGCTCCGTCGGCTCCAGGTGCTCCGTCGGCTCCAGGTGCTCCGTCGGCTCCAGGCATACCGGGTGCTCCGTCAGCCCCGGTCATACCAGTCATACCAGTCATACCATCGGCACCGTTCAAGCCAGGCAGACCATCAGCACCAGCTGGCCCTTGTGGGCCTGCCACACCAGTATCCCAGGTTCCATCACCTCGCCAAAATGTGGATACTGAGGCGTTGGTACCGCTATTCAGACGTGATACAGGCAGGTTAGCTGATAGGGAAGCTGCTGAACCTGTGATACTAATACCCCAGGTTCCACTAGCACCTGTACCAGAAGTTGGGGTATATGTACCAGTATCAAGTCCCCAGGAATCTGTACCTAACTTTTTAAGTAATCCGCTAGTACCACTTAATGCAGCAATAGCGGTTAAATCGCCATCTATTGGCTGATTTGGTGATATAAATAAACTCATAATACTCCTTAAGTGTATTGTACATCAAACCAGCAATCGGCACTTCCTAAAGTTTTAGTAGGTCCTGTAGATGAATTGCAAATAACTATTCCAGCTGTAAATGCCCTACCAAAAGGTGCCGTATCAAAAGCAAAATTAGATTGTGGAGGTACGTAAAATATTATTTTTGGCACAGCAGTGTCTGCGGGTAAACTGGCTGAGTCGTGTATTTGTACAAACTGTCCTAAGGTTTTAGAATTATACCCTGTAATAGAGTATAGAGTACCAGCGCCTGTTTTAACTAGTAGTGATGCTGCATAAGCTGTTGTAGTAGCATTATTAATACTAGCTAGTAAGCTTACAGGGATAGCTGGTTGGTTAGATGCCAGAACAACACGAGCAGTGTCGTCGCTGGCTAAACCAATGTTTTTATCTTCTGCTCGTGTAGTCATATTATAAAGTTCCCCACTCTAAAGGTACGCGGAAGAACTCTGAACCACCGGCGCGTAATACATACAACCACGCAGCCCCGTCTGGAGTCTTTACATACTTTAGCCTTTTACCGTCGTAAGCGGCTGGGTTAGCGTAAGGAACCGTTGCCAGTGGTTCTAACTCTCGCGTTGATAGGTCTAACGCGTACAGTCTGGTAGTACTTTCTTTTTGTACTATAAGCTTACGTTGACCGTCCCACATAGTGGAACCAGCACCAGTTGTGAATGTTTCTACTCCGATTTTCCATGTAGGAGTAACCCAAGAATTTGTGCCAATATTATAAATATAAAAGTTGGCGCTTGCATTACCTCGCATAGAAAATAGGCTAAAAGCTCCTAGTGCGTCGGGCCAAACTAAATTAGCGCCAGCTCCAGGGGCAGCAGGCATTGAAGCCAATGTGGTCCAGGTAGTGGCGGTACTACCGGTATTAAGATCAAGTCTATACATAGCACTACTAGTACTTCCTGGCTGATAGTACAGGAAGTCACTGCTAGGTTGTATCTTATAGACGCTAGTAGTATCTGGTGCAATTGTCCAGTTACCAGTATTAGCGTTGCCAGTTACAGCAGTAGCCAAAGTTAGAGTATTACCAGTATTGGAAGCAATTCGGCGCTTTTGTCCGACCCCAGTACCACTAATTATTACAACATCACTATTAGCATATTGGTTAGTAGCCCAACTACTTACAGTATCAACAAGCGTTGATGTTGTAGAAGAAGTTACGCTTCCTTGAGGTAATTCTACTATGTAGGTATCACCAATTGCAGGAGTGCCGCCGAAAGCAGTTCCAACAACTAAAGTGCTGCCGTCTGTAACACTACTTACATATCTGCGCTGACCCTGATAAGTTCCGCTAGTTAAACGTACTTGCAAACCAACCATTTTATCTGCAAACGCGGTTGTTGTGTTTATGTCTTTTAAGGTAGTACTAGTGCTACCGACTGTTAAAATACCGGTTTCAATTATAGCAGGGATATCAGCTGGGTTAATTGTTACAAGCGTGGCGCCATAATCTGCGGCTACAGGTAGTACCGGAGTAATGGTTGTAGCTACCCAAGGTGGGCAAGTTACGCCACTTACAACTACGTTAGTACTATTTAAGTTAAATATCTGCCAACTGGTTAATGCAGCACCGTGCGCAATAATTAAAATATTGCGTATATTATCATGAGTAATAGTCAAACCACGATTACCGCTAGTTAGTGTGGCTAAAAATTGCCATCCGTGGTTCCAGGTATCAAATCGCAATAAACTAGTAGTGCTGGCACTAGTTGCTGTTGTGCCATACTGGATAACATAATAGATATGACGGCTACCATCATATGTGCAATCCGCTCCGTGATAGCTTATGACTGGACAAAATGGTAACCACTGCCATGCCGGTGTATCACTGCCTTTTGAGTAATTATATTGAATATTTGGCATTATTTAATTCTCCAGCGTTGCATTGCAACATTTACGTTAATATTAGAAGCTATCATGGCATTTTCTCTGCCATCTACTGTGCTCCAAGAACCAGCGCTATACCAAGGCTCTGTTGAGGAGTTTAAAGTTCCACTACTATTTCTGTTATATACAATTGAAGTAACTGAACTATCCACAACTACGCGCATACGATCGTTAGAATCTTTCGCGTATGTAGTAGATTTTAATATTAATTTCAACATTGAAATAATACCGTCCTGCTTTAATTCAGTAGCTAAATTTTCAAAAGCATTTCTTAAACTCATGCTGCTACCCCATCTTCAAACCAAAAAGTAAAATCGGTACCACTACTGCCTAGCCCTGTTTGAATCCACAGATATTTACTCAAACCAACTGGCTGAGTAGTGGATATAACTACAGGAGTATCATTGCTGCCTGCCGAAAAATAGTCAATATTGTTTAAAGCGGTTTTATAGAATAGTTTACCATCTGCGTAGTTAAGTGCTAGCTCACCATAATCTAAATCTGTGACTAGTGGCGTCTTAGCCACTACCGACGATTTCTTAAGAACGATTTTACTTGTTGCCATTATGACCCCTAAAAAGGAAGTTAAGCAGGGTAAAAACCCTGCTATTTATTAATATGTTCCGCCGTCTAGCGTTGCTACTGTTACTAGACCACTTGTTACTGTAAAGATAGTGGAATCGAAACTTGCTAAACCGTTTACTGCGGTAGTTGCTGTTGGTATAGCTGTAGTAGAAACTGCAGTTACCAAGCCTTTTGCATTTACTGTGATAGTTGGTACGGTAGTGCCATTACCAAAGGCACCTACGTTGCTGTTAACTGTTGCTAATGTAAGTGCCGCACTAACTGCCGCACCACCGTTAAAGCTAACTGTCCAAGAAGCGTCGCCTGTTGCAGTTATTGCACGAGCAGTTTGTAGTGTGCTAGCTGTTGAAGCATTACCAGTTAATGAACCTGTAAAGGTCGTTGCAGTAACACTTGTTAGTCCAGCAAGTGTAGTAGAACTAGCACCTAGTGCAATTGCCGTAGTACCTACTGTTACGCTGCTATTTGCTAGCTTAGCGTTAGCAATAGAACCTGCCAACATTGCGTTTGTAACTGTACCAGTATCACCGGTTGTTATTACTGTACCAGTTGTTGCTGGAAGTGTAATAACGGTACCTGTTCCTGCTGCCGCTGCTGGAATGATCTGTACAGTACCGCTAGTAGAACCAGGTAGTGTTACACTGCTAATACCTGTTAGTGCAAGGTTAGCACTAGCACGGTTTAGGGTTACTGCTGTAGTACCTATGTAGTGCGTATCTGCACGTAGTGCAACTGTGGAATCTACTGCAATTGTTACTGCACTAGAACCATTAAAGCTTGTTCCACTTAGTCCGCTACCAATAGTAAGAGCGTTTGTAGTGCTTGCGGCAATAGTAATGTTGGCGCTACCATTAAAACTTACACCGTTAATTGTACGAGCAGTTTGTAGTGTGGTAGCTGTTGAAGCATTACCACTTAGTGCGCCATATACTGTAGCTACATTTAGAGCTTTATTTAAGTTCCAGCGATCATCTGCACTGCTGTAAGTAAGTGTTGCTGCAGTTGTTGGTCCGGTAATAGTTAAACCAGCACCATCTGCTCCAGCAGCATCTACAGCATCTTTGGATAATACAATATTTTTATCACCAACAGCCAGCGTTGTGGAGTTAATGGTAGTTGTGGTACCTTGAACAGTTAAGTTACCTGTGATAGTTGCATTACCAGCTACGCTAATGTTAGCAGCCGTAATATCATCACTGTTTAGCGATCCATTAACTGTTACGTTGTTAAATGTTACGTTATCTGTAGTACCAACTGCTTGACCGATACTTAGTGTAGTGG